AATAAGAACAAGGGCAACGAATTCGATATTTACTTTTCAGCATTGGAATTTGACGCATGGCTTGAAACAGAGGGTTACGAAGAAGATGAAAGCGAACAAGGCTATATTCAAATCACCAAGTTAGGAATGTATCGATTGGTCGAAAACAAAGAAACGTACGTGGAAAAACCGTACAAAGTAAGCGCGGACAATGATTTCGTTTTGAAGTTATCGCGATACATTGCCGAAAGTTACAATTGGAATCAACACGCACAGGCTGAACACGACTATTTAATTAACCTACAAAAAAGCGAAGCATAATGGAAAATCAAGAATTTATAAAAGATCTGTTATACATGACACCTGACGAAACCGTTAGAGGCGTTTTAAAGCGATTTAACGCACGATCTTTGGCTGGAATAGAGAAATACTCCACTACATTAGATAGAAACGATCTAACACGCTTAGAATGGCTCCAGCATTTACAGGATGAATTAATGGATGCGGTACTTTATATTGAAAAACTAAAACGAATAGGATTATGATTGAGGATTTAACAAGAAAACATAAACACGTTACATTACCAATTACTAAGGTCATGGAATGGTGGCGAAAAGGGCATACGTCAGAGGGTGCAAAGGGTGGATCATTTAATCTTGATCTTTATTTAAATTATTGTGTAGCGCGTGAAAATTATGAAAATAGGAAAAAAGTACAATAGACCAAAGCTAATGGACAGCAACGTCAGAAAAGTAAGGAATGCAGTACGTGTAATCGAAATGTACGGGTTAGCCGGTAAAAGTAGAGTTAGAATAACTGTATATCGCCGTTTCTACATGATGGCTAAACTTCGGCAAATAGGATGCACATTTGAAATGATTGGCGAACTATTCAATAAAGATCATTCAGCGGTTGTATATGCGGTTAAGAATCACGATTACTTTGTTAAGGTGAACGACTTGCCTTATAAGTTAGCGGTTGAGCCAGTAAAGACTACGTTTAAAATCATGAATCAAGAAGTACAGTTAAACATATACAGCGATGTGTTAAGTTGCTTAGACTTCAACGATTTGCTTTTGATCAAAGAAAAAATACATAACGGGATGTACAATTAAATTTGTATATTTGTAAACGGTTCGGCTTCACATTATAGAACCTAAAGATGTTATTGAACCTCTTAATGAATTTGGACGTGAAGCCCCAAAGGATTTAAGGGGTTTTTTTATTTAAAAAATTTAATGTTATGATTTACAAATTTGACAATGCGCATTCAGAATTAGAGGTTGAACTAAGCAAGGCAGAAGATGACGATTGTTTTGATACAGTTATGTTTTCGGTAAAATACAAGGATGAGTTATTTTGGAAAACTTCATCTTTGAAAAAAGAGGACATTTACCATTTAATTGGAGCATTGCATTTACTACATAAGCAAATGAATTAATAATAGGTAAAATGAGAAAAGCATTTAATTTTTACCGCAGTTATTATGATGTTGCCATATTGCTTCCTGAATTGGAACGCGCCGAGTTTTTAATGTGCATATGCCATGCTCAATTTACTGGTGAATTAATAGAGCCAAAACTACCTATTGCAAAACTCGCCTACATTGGTCAATTACATTCAATTAAAAAGCAATTGGAAGGTTATAACTATGGTTTAAAAACACCAAAGAAAACTGAACCCTTAAAGGAACCCTTAGAGGGTGCCTATGAGAGTCCCTTAAAGGAACCCTTACCACAAGAGCAAGTACAAGTACAAGAGAAAGAGAAAGAAGAATATAATATAGATAGCCGCAAAAAAGATTTTGCTGCATTACTTCAACCTTACATTGAGACGTATGGTCGTGAAATGTTGAACGAATTTTATTTCTACTGGACTGAACCTAACCAACGTAAAACCAAAATGAAATACGAAATGGAAAAGACTTGGTCAATTGAACGAAGACTAAACACATGGTCAAAACAAAGTGTTAAATTCGGAACGGCAGTCAGCAAAGCGGAGAAACCTAAATTTGATCCTTATGGATAATGGATACGAAATAACCAAAGCAAGTGATGTAATTACAAAACTATCTCACTACCGAAACAACTACCATGAAAAAGGAATGTACTTGGGATGGGATAAGTTACACGATCATTATTCGATGCAATTAGGCAATGTTACCGATTGGACTGGTTACCCTATGAGCGGTAAAACTCAAGTTCTAATGGAGTTACTAATGAACACTTCAATGTGGTATGGATGGAGGCATTTGGTTTACTTTCCGGATGTAGGTAGTAATGTTGAAATTATTGCTGACCTTATCCATAAAAAAACGGGCAAGAGTTTTAATCCATCTGTAAGCAATGCGATAAGTGACGATGATATTCGCAAAGAGGTCGATTGGATTACACACCATTTTTTGGTTCTTACACGCAAAGATGTAAAAGCAAAAATGACACCAATGGAGTTTTGGGATATGGCAGTTAGGATCAAAAACACGGAAGGATTACACACGGCATCAATTGACAGTTGGAAGGATCTTAGCCATCCATACGATAAATTTGGAGGTTATGCGCAATATCTTGAATTCGTTTTACCTTACAGAAACCAAATCGCTGAGGATAATGATTTACATTTGCACACGATCATTCACCCGAAGCTAACGGAAAAGGAAAACGGCAAACGTAAGCCTCCGGTTCCATATGATTTAAAAGGAGGCTCTGAATGGTTTAATAGTGGCAAGTGCATGATTACGGTACACCGTGAGGATTTGGATAGCGGTATTGCAGAAATTTACTTTAACAAGATTAAACCAAGAGCCATTGGTAAGATCGGTAAGATTGATTTACGCTTTGATGTAAACCGATTTCGTTACTTTGACATCGAGGTTGAGGATACAATGTTTTTACAGAACCATCACAAGATATTTGCAACACCAAAAAATGCGAAAAAGAATGTTGAAAAAATGGTTTACTTTAACGAACCACAAACAACTCTAAACCACATAGTAAAAGATTGCCCATTTTAAAAACAAGAATTATGACACCAAAAGAAAAAGCAGAAGCAATAGTAAAAAAGTATAGAAATCCATTTAACAGAGATGGATGTATACCGCCAACCGAATATTTATTTTTAAACATGGCAAAACAGTGCGCTTTAATTGCAGTTGATGAGATACTTGACACAGGCGCATTAGGTAATTTATTAGAAGAATACTATTTGAAAGTTAAAAACGAAATACAAGAGTTATGATTGAAGAATTAGAACACTTACTCGCGCAGACATCAACAAGCGCAATTATTGGAAGCCTTAAACACGAATTAGATAGGCTAAAATCAGTTGATGAAGAAAAAGCAAAGCCATTTATTGAAGGCTCATCTAAACACTTGGAAAGCATGAAGCACGTATTATTACATCTGATGATATGCGAAAAGGAAATACGCAACCTTATAAGCCAAAACTACAACTTACACCGTGAAAACATGGAGCTGTCAAGAAAAGTTGAGCAGTTGGAAAACACGAACACTCATTTAATCAAAGGAATATGAAACATAAATTTAATTATAATTGGACATTAAAAGATGCTGTTTTTACTAAAGATAAGGGTAAGGTATTTAGCTGTTTTGCCTGTGGTGGTGGATCAACAATGGGATATAAATTAGCTGGATTTGATGTTATTGGCCACAATGATATTGATAAAAAAATGATTGAGGTTTATAAAGTAAATCATAATCCAAAATATTCTTTTTTAGAATCAATTACAACTTTTGCCAAAAGAAAAGATTTACCAAAAGATTTATACAATTTGGATATTTTAGATGGTTCGCCACCTTGCTCAAGTTTTTCAATGGCCGGCAATCGTGAAAAAGATTGGGGAAAAGAAAAGGTGTTTCGAGAAGGACAAGCGGAACAAGTTTTGGATACATTATTCTTTGATTTTATTGATCTTGCAAAAGAATTACAACCAAAAGTTGTTGTTGCTGAAAATGTAAAAGGTTTGCTTTTAGGAAATGCAAAAGAATATGTTAGAAAAATTTACATTGCATTTGATCAAGCTGGATATTATTGCCAACACTTTTTATTGAATGCTTCAAAAATGGGAGTACCTCAAAGGCGAGAAAGAGTATTTTTTATTTGTTTAAGAAAAGATTTAGCAAATCAGTTTTTACATTGGCAAGATATGTTTACACAAATTCCAAAAATTGAAATGGAATTTAACGAAAAAGAAATTTTATTTAAAGAAATTTATGAAAAAAATGCAAAAGGTGAACAATCAATCCCGCCTTCTTATGGTAATATGTGGGATAAAAAAATAATATCTGAATACTCAATGAGTGATACAACTATGCGTGTTGAAGGAGTTGATAAATTTTTTTCAGTTAAATATCTTCATTTGAATAAAGTATTAAACACAATTACTGGTAGTGAAAAAAATATGTTATATGATGAAAAAAGAACATTATCTAAAAGCGAATTATGTAAAGGTGGGAGTTATCCAAATGATTACAATTTTTTAGATGTAAAATCTGGTTATCTTATTGGAATGAGTGTGCCGCCTGTAATGACCGCACAAATAGCAAGTAATATTTATGAACAATGGTTAAGTAAGTTATGAGATGTAAAAACTGCAAAGAAAAATTTGAGCCTTTAAGATTCAACCAAAAGTACTGCATGAACGAGGAGTGTATTCGTGTTTGGATTGAAACCGAAAAGCAAAAGCAATGGAAGGCTAAAAAAACACGGTTGAAAAAAGAACTAATGTCATTACAGGACTACCTTAAAATAGCGCAACAAGTATTTAACAAGTACATCCGCGAACGTGACAAAGGAATGAGCTGTATATCATGCGGAAATGAGCCTAAAAAAGCAAACGCTGGACATTATTTTTCACAAGGCGGTCATTCAAACGTCAGGTTTAACGAAGACAACGTACACTTACAATGTGAACACTGCAATAGTTTTCTCAGCGGTAATTTACTGAACTACCAAATAGGAATCGAAAAGCGTATAGGCGGTAAACGGTTACTTGCATTGCATGAAATTGCGCATGAAACAAAGAAATGGACTATTGACGAACTAACTGACCTGATCGCAACCTACAAAGCCAAGATAAAAAATCTATAATTTTTTTACTAAAATGTATAACGTATTAAAAATGTTGTATATTTGACAAAACGAAAAACATAAACAGAATGAAAAGACCAAAAAAAGGAATTGCAGAACGGTACTTGAATGTATTGATCGATATTCATGATTCGTTAAAAAAAGACGAAACAAGCGTTTTAAAAGAAATATGCTTAAAGCATAAAGCAAGTAATTCAATAAGCACGGCAATAAGAGAATTACACCTTATTCGTTATTCGATTAATGGTAACCGTTGGATTGCTGAATACCCTACCTTGCAAATGGCTGAACAAGTACGTGAATTAATCGCAAGTAAAGCACCAAAAAGAACACTTAAACAAGTTCAACCATCATTTGAATGGGAAAAGCCACAACCAAAAACCGAAACAGTTGTAAATTACGAATACAAGCCACAACCCGACACAAGCCTTGTAAGCGAGTTTATCGATCACCATGAACAATCACTATTACCGCCACCAGTAAAGCGCGTTAAAACGGCTAAAATCGATGTAAAAACGCGTATGTTTCAGTTGCGCATCTTTGGACTTAATTTATTTACAGTAAAATACTAAAATCATGACACGAAAAAAACAAGAATTAGACGCATTCGAGCAAGTACTTGAGGACAAAAGCCAACGTAATAACATCTATTTTAAGTTATGGAAGGCAAAACAAGAGATCGGTAAGGTAGTTAAGGGTAACGATAACCCGTTTTTCAAATCAAAATACGCTGATTTAAACAGCATTTTGGAAGCGGTTGAGCCATCACTACACAAATACGAATTGATTATATTACAGCCTTGTATTGGTAACATGGTAGAAACACAAATAATCGATTGCGAAACTGGTGATATGGTTACATCTTCATTGATACTTCCGGAAATAAGCGATCCCCAAAAACGAATTGCTGCCGTGACGTACTTTCGCAGAGCAAGTTTACAATCACTTTTGAGTCTTCAGGCGATTGATGACGATGGCAATGAAGCGCGTAAGGGTGCAGTGGAAAACAAGCCATTAATTAACAATGAAAGATTTCAAAAAGCATTGTCGGCTATTGCAAGAGGTGAGGCATCAATCAATGACCTAAAAAACAATTTCACGCTTACCGCTGAACAACAGCATGACCTTAACATGATTGATGTATGAATCCAAAAGTAGTATTATTTGATGCTGATTCGCTTATTTATCAGGCGATGTATAGAGTGGTAACATTCGGTGAATTACGCGAAATGATCCGTAAAGGTGAAACACGCTTTTCAATTGAGTTGGAAATCTTACAGCGCGGTTATGATCGCTTTGAAAAGATCGCCTTTGATATACTAAATGAGATTGAAGGCGAATACCAAACATCGGTTGTAAAGTACTTTTTCACCAAGTGTAAGCGTAACTTCCGGAAAGATGTTGATCCAACGTACAAAGCCAACCGTAAATCTAACCGATGGGTAAATGAATTGCGATCTTATCTATTGGATTATTTAGATGGTTCTTTTGCATCTGATGAATACGAGGCTGATGATCTTATCTATTTTAACACGCAATTGATGAACCAATACGATTACATTATATGTTCAATTGATAAAGACCTTAAACAAATACCCGGCATTCATTACGATTACTACCAAATGAAGGTAAAGGATGAAAACGGTGAGTATATGGTTGATCAATTTGGACAATTCGTAAAGGTGCGCAAAGGGTTTAGATATGTTACGGAATCAGAAGCTGAAATGATGCAGTTTACAATGATGCTAACGGGCGATGTAAGCGACAATGTGAAAGGCGTACATGGTATAGGTCAAAAGAAAGCAGAAAAGCTGTTACAGGACAAGAATACGTTTGGTAAAGTACGCGCTGTATGTGAGGCTTACAAGAACGAATCTGATAATTGGAAGGAACGGATAAGAAACAACAAGAAATTAATGATTTTCCACTAAAACACGAACTATGGAACAAGTAAAACAGACAGCAGTAGAATTTGCATTTGAAGAATTAAATAAATGGAGAATAGAAAATTTTGGTGAAGGTGCTTTAATTGGAATACCTCAAGAAGTCTTAGATAAAGCCAAACAAATGGAGAAAGAGCAGATAATGGATGCTTTTAATGATGGCGTAAATGATGAATGTATAGGAGGAAGTAAATTACCAGAACAATACTACAACGAAACCTTTAAATCAGAATAAAATGTAAAGAAATAACTTAACAAATTATGGCAAAAGTAACAATAGAATTTGACACCATTGAAGACAAACACGAAATGGAGATGTGTTTGAACGGCATGAAATGGTATTCGTTAGCATGGCAATTTGACCAGTATTTAAGAGGTAGGCTGAAATATGAAGATAATCTACCTGAAGATGCTTACAAGGCACTAGATGAGGCAAGGGATAAACTGTACGAGTTACTTCGTGAGGATGGGTTGACGTTTGATTAACTAAGTAGGCAGCAAGTGTTGGGGTGTCACCCAGCAGAGGTAATAAACAACTACCTTTTGAGTTGCCTACTTTATACCCGATAAGGTAATCAAGTATAGAAAAACGCATAATTTATACCTTTCAGGGTGTAGCATTAAAAAACAAGAAAAAACAGTATTTAATTAAGGTTATAGCTTGATAATAAAAAAAAATCATCAGGCTAATCGCCGAAAAACCGATTTAGTAATCAAATAATAACAAAGTAAAATGGAACAATTAAAAGTAAGTGGACAAGTATTTAAAGTAAGCGAGAAGATCGTGAAATCAGAGAAATTCACATTTAGAAACCTATGGCTAACGCATGGCGATAAATACCCTCAGACAATCGAAATACAATTTGTAAATGACAAATGCGCATTATTGGATAGCGTAACACCTGGTGATAAAGTAACTATTGGCATTAACTTAGATGGTCGAATATGGAATGGGCAAGATGGGCAAAAGGTATTCAACACAATCAAAGGTTGGTCGATTGAAATGGCTGGACAAGTGAAGCAAGAAAACACGCAACCATATCAAGAGCGCATGATGGAAAGTACGTCACAAAAGATTGAACGATTAAGAATTTTAGATCAATTAACGAAAGAAGGGGATAACCTTTTACCATTCTAAGCATGAAAGCAAATGATCTTATTAACATCAATAACAAAGTGCGCCAATTGATCAAAGCGCATTTACAAGCCAATAACATGACCTTAACGGCTTTTGCTAAGGCTACCGGAATACATCAGGCTCAACTTTGGGTGTACATGAATGAAAAGCAAAAAGGACTTCATACATCAACACTTGAAAAAATAGGTAATTATTTAGCGAAAAAAGTTTAAATTGCAATTATGATCATGCCGCCGAGCAAAATGGAGATACGTAACTTACTCGCTGATTTCGCGAAAGATGATATGTACGTTGTTTTCACGCATGATTATGAAGATTACATTTTAACCGGTTTCAAGATTACAGGGGAAGGTTTGCGCCTTCCTTTGTTGTTAAATTACCTTAGAACCAATCACATCCCAATACTATCGGTAAAGGCATCACCCGTGCCTCATGAGTGGTACGAAGATGAGTGGATATTGTGGTGGGATATACTGATCATGAAGTACGGTACGGAAAATTGAATTATATTTGTCAATAGTTTATGTTTAACGGTTAGGTTGAAGGGGGCACATTTGACATTCTACTCTATAAGCACCGCACAGTTAGCCCCCTTCTTTTTTAACCAAAAACACGCATGATATGAAAGAAAAATTGAAAGTTGCATTTGGAATTACATTACTACCGTTATTCGCGGCAATGTACTACATGGATAAGATAATACTACTATTCTTGCCTCACTTACCACAGGAGAGTGTTCAAAAATGGTTCGGATCGCAAAAAGAAATGGTCAGTAGCACTATAAGAGTTGTTGCCTTTTGGGGTGCAGTTTGTATTTACTATGTAATTACATGGATCATTGGACTTTTTTAGCACATACGATAAGATTGAGCGCGTTTACTCAACGAATTACGACAAATGTATCATTGGCTATTGTCAAAACACGCTAATACCTATCTATTCGGCTAATAAACTAATCAAAGTACTAAGGAAAGAGGAACACTTAGAACATTACGATGCAATTGATTTCATCACTAACCACATGAGGCATGATGATGCTATAATCTGCATTGATTATGAATAAGTCAAGAACACGCATAATAGACAAATTACATAGGCAACAAAGACGTAAACAACGCGCAACGTGCCAAATAAAGAAATGGATGTACGAAAACACGGCATTCGAAAGATTAAACCCCGAGGAATGAAGACAGAAAAAGTAAAGATCAGCGAAATACACGCAAACAAGAATAATCCACGAATAATCAAAGACGATAAATTCCGCAAATTGGTTAAGTCAATACAAGACTTCCCACAAATGCTTGAAATACGCCCTATTGTAGTGGATGAAGATAATATTGTATTGGGCGGAAATATGCGTTTAAAAGCGTGTAAAGAAGCCGGATTAAAAGAGGTATACATCGTAAAGGCGGATAACCTTACAGAAGAACAGAAACAAGAATTCATAGTAAAAGATAACGTGGGTTTTGGTGAATGGGATTGGGATAGTTTAGCAAATGAATGGGATGCTGAAAAGTTAGAAGAATGGGGGTTGAATGTTCCCGAATTTTCAGGGGATCTTGATTATTCAATTCTTGACGATGAAGACCTTGCAGATGATTTATTGGATATGGCTAACGGAGTAAAGAAAGCAATACAAATAGAATTTGAAGCTGAACATTACGAAAGCGCTTATGAACTTGTTAAATTTTGGAGGGAACGTGAAGCATATGTAGGTGGGATGATAATGGAATATTTGAAAGCTGAAAAAGAAAAGTTATGAAAAGGATTGATTTAATACAACAAAAACACGAAGTAAAAATTGGTGATATATGCGGTACAATAGAACCCAATATAACTGAAGATTGTATTTTTTATGATAATGACAAGCCAGTAGGATTTTATATTAAAGATATTTCTAAATATTCAGAAAAAGCGGCAAAATTAGCAGATATTGCAGATAAAGAATTAAGAAGTAAAAACGTTCCTAAAAGCACAATGAAAAGGTCAAGTGGTTTTGGAGATGGAAACACGGAAAAAGAAGTTTTACAATATTCGACTATTTTAGGCGGTGTACCACCAAAACCACATATGAAAAGACCCTATGCAACTATATCAAGTGTTCACGGTGTTAAAACTGCTCAAACGTTTATAAAAGCTATGTTATTATTAGCTTACGAAAGTGAAAAAATAATACAAGAATTAACCCCTGAAATATACGAAAAGCAAAAACAAATATTTGAAGATAAGGTTGATAAAAAATGGACGTTTGGAAATTTATTTACAAGTTCAATTTCAAATTACAATATATCAGCGCCTTTTCATCGAGATGCTGGTAATATAGAAGGTTGTGTAAATGTTATTATAGCTAAAAAACAAAATGCAACTGGAGGGAATACAACGGTTCCTGATTACGGTGCTACAATGGATAGCTGCGATAATTCAATGTTAGTTTATCCAGCTTGGAGAAATGTTCATGGGGTTACACCGATTATACCGACACACGAGGGAGGATATAGAAACTCACTTGTATTCTATCCTTTAAAAGCATTTGTAGGACTTAAATAAACAACGAATAAACAACGAACAATGGCAGGAAAAGGACAAATAGAACCACGTTGGCAACAAGGCGAAAGCGGAAACCCGAACGGAAGACCAAAAGGATCAAAAAACCGTAGTACAATAGCGCGGCATTGGTTAGAAGTTAATCAGAATCTAAAGAATCCATTAACTGGCGAGAATGAAACAATGTCGCAAGAGGATTTGATGACGTTGGCATTGATCAAAAAAGCGCGTGAGGGTGATGTACACGCATATAAAGCATTAATGGATAGTGGATACGGTGCGCCTGTTCAGCAAGTAGAGCAGAAACAAACGAATATCGACCTTTCTCACCTTTCCACAGACGACATTGTTAACCTACTCAAAGATGATGAGCAATGAGCATAAAGAAGCGGCTAAGGAATTACTTCGGCAAGAACTCGCAAGAAGGAGTTTCTATCATTTTTGTAGGTACTATGATCGCGATTTTGTACACGCGCGACCTTTTGTTAAAGACATTTGCGAGGCTTTTCAGGAGGTTGAGGATAAGAAAATAAAGAGTCTAAGCGTATCATTACCGCCAAGAGCCGGTAAGTCTTACATCACATCACTATTTTGCGCGTGGACGTTAGGCAAAAACCCTGATAAATCAGTCATGCGCAACGCGTGTACGGCTACATTATTTCTAAAATTCAGTTACGATGTACGTGCAATATTGAAGGATGAACGCTTTAAACGCGTGTTCCCGGATGTAAGCCTATCAGATGATAAAGCCAATTTGCAAGGATGGAACACTAACCAATCAAAGCAAGTAGGTTACTTTGGTGCTGGTGTTGGCGGTACAATCATCGGTTTTGGAGCGAGTAATGTTGCGATCACGGATGATCTTTATAGAGGCATTGAGGATGCTTTAAGCGACACGGTAAACGATCGGATCATCCAATGGAAGGAATCAACGCATGACTCACGCTTTGAAACAGGATGCGCACGTATTGACATCGGAACACGTTGGTCGGTTAATGATGTAATTGGTCGAGGTATAAACGAAACCATATACGATAAGAGCATAATCGTACCGGCATTAGATGATCAAGGTAACTCATTCTGCGAGGCTGTAATGACAACTGATGAGTACAAGCAAGTACAAAAACGAACTGCAAAAGAAATATGGTTAGCCGAATACCAACAGCAACCTATTGACATTGAAGGTCGACTATTCAGTGATTACAAACGCATCAATCAAAAGGAATTTGACGAGTTTATAAGCACTAACCAAGTTGAAGGTACACTGGCGTATATCGATGTGAGCGATACGGGAATGGATTACACTGCTATGGCTATCGCCGCAATAGTCAAGAATCAAACGTACATCGTGGATTATGTATTCAACCGAGACAATACCGATCTAACTATACCACAATGCGCCGCGTTACTAAACAAGTGGAACGTATCATATTGCCGTGTTGAATCCAATAACATGGGTGCAATGTTTGCGCGTAACTTACAGAACCTAACCAAAACAAAGATCCTTCAGGTTGCCAATACGACAAATAAGATTACACGCATTATTATGCAGTCGGCATTCATCAGCCAACGGATGCAATTTGTAGTAAAAGAAGAACAACAATGCCTTACATTTATTGAAAATATGCTCTCATTTAGCAAAGAAGGCAAGAACAAGCATGACGATGCGCCTGATTGTTTGGCAGGGTTAAGTTTATTTTTGCAATCTATGTTTAAAAATTTATCGTAACTTTGATTAAAATCTAATCATATGATCAGATGAATCTGAACTTCTGGGAGACTTTTTTCGGTATAGATCAAAACCGACAAGATAGGTACATCAACCAATGGAATAGAATATTCCCCGTAATGAATCAAATGTGGGGTGTTAAGAACGCCGTATGGATTGATACTAATAACGCGTGGCAGCATTACTTAGATATACCTGAATTACGCGCTGTTATAGACAAACGTGCCTCAATGATGGCTTCTAATAAACCAGTGTTATTGGATGCTGATGGTAATGTAGTTGAGAACCATTGGTTCGTTGACCTTACTAAGCAACCAAATCCAATCCAAAGTTGGTCGGATGTTGTGTATTCATTCAGCGTTAATGATGCGCTTTACTCTAATGCGTTTGGTTACTGTCCAAAGCGATCATTTGACATTAGGAACTTACTCGTTCCATTACCTTCAAATCGTATTCAGTTAGATACATCAGGCAAGACCTTAAAGCAAATGGATGAGGGTGGCATGATCAACCGATACAAGTTCAGATATGATGATGATAAGATAGAGATAATCGAGGTTGAGGACATGATCTATATTACAACGGCTGATGGGATGAATATCCTTAAACCGATTTCACGTATAGATTCATTGAAATATCCGTTATCAAACATCAAAGCATCGTATCATAAGCGCAATGTACTACTTGAAAACATAGGTGCAATAGGTATCTTATCAGCGCAAAAGAGCGACATGGGAGGTGCTATTCCAATGACACCTGAAGAGAAAACAGCCATTCAAAAGGATTGGTACAACCGTTCTAAGGATGAATTATTGATCACCGAAAGCCAAGTTAATTGGACACCGATGTCCTATCCAACTAAAGACTTACTACTATTCGAGGAATTGAACGCTGACAAAATGGCTATCATTGACGCATACGGAATGAATGTAAACCTATTCAGCAATGAGAAAGGCTCGACATTCAGCAACGTAAAAGATAGCGTTCGCATGGTTTATACAGACACGATCATCCCTGAAACGCAACAGATGTATGATACAATCGCGCATCAGTTAGGGTTAAAGGAGCAAGGCTATTCGATCAAAGCGGATTTCTCGCACTTACCGGTACTTCAGGATGATGAGCAAACCAAAGCATCTGCGGATAAGGTTAAGGCTGAAACGTATAACATCCTTTTACGCGATGGAGTGATTACTCAGGAGCAATACGCAATGGATTTCGGTATAGAATTACAACAAGCATCACAACAAGATGCGAAAGCGGCGGCATTGGCACAGGCACAAACAGAATTGAAAGGTACTGTCGGTGGATTAGATGGTATTATCAACCTAAACAACGCTGTAACCGCTGGATTAGATCGCAACACGGCTGTAAATATCTTAATCAATTACTATGGTTATGATCCAACAACGGCAAACGCGATGGTAACAACAACACAAATTACTCCAAATGAAGGATTATAACCTATACAAAACAAAAGCGGCATCCGATATAAAGGACATGGATAGCGATAAGCGGCAAGTTGCTGTTTACCTATCAACCTTTGATACAATAGATGCTGATAATGACATGATTAAAAAGGGTGCGTTCGCTAAATCAATACAGGAAAGAGGCGCACAAAGCACATCTAATCGTAAAATCGCATTCCTTAGACATCATGATTGGGATTGGCAAATCGGTAAATGGTTAAGCCTTGAAGAGGATGATAAAGGACTGTTCGCAGTGGGTGAATTAGGTCGATCAACTAAGGGTAATGATGCGTATTTAGACTATGAAGATGGAATAATACGTGAGCATTCAATCGGATTCCAATACATGGCTGACAAAATCCGTTGGATTGATGATTCAACTAAAGAGGAAGGCGGATATTGGATGGTTTCAGAGGTGAAATTGTATGAAGGTAGCGCGGTTACCTTTGGTGCTAACGAACATACCAATGTTGTAGACGTAATGAAGGGTGAGAATCGCGTTGAAGTAGCCGATAAGATCGCAAAAGAAATTGAAGGAGTCATTAAAGGACTAACCAACGGCAAAGGAACAGATGAAAGGCTGTTCGAATTGGAAATGAAATTAAAGTTTTTGAACGCAAAGTTGCTAACACTTGCCAAAACCGAACCGCAGAATGTTAAGCATTTGGATTTAGGTGAGCCGGTTAAAGTGATTGAGGCGTTTGATTGGAATACAGTTATAAACAAGTTAAAGTAAAACAAAAGCAAATGGAAAATTTAACACCTGAGCAAGTAGTTGAGAAAATAAACGGACTACTTGACGAAAAAATGGGCGCAACTGCTACAAAAAGCGAGGTTGAAAGCCTAAAAACAGACTTGGAAGGCTTCAAATCTCTTGAAGTAAAGAGCCAAGAAATTGAAAAAGCAATCGCAAGAATGGAAGGGCGACTTGAGGCAATGGCTGAGAAAGCTGTTGAACCGCGTTTTGTACCTAAATCTGTTGCTGATGCAATCGTAAACGCTTATGTATCTAACATCGAAGCAATCAAAGATACTGCTGAAAAGGGCGGAATGCTTTCTTTGGATGTGAAAAGCACTACAATCAACGCTGATTATGATGGTGTTGTTGCATTGTCTACATTGGAGCCGGGAGTTGACAACATCGCTCGACCAGTAATCAAAGTTCGTAACGTAGTTAATACGGGTACAACTTCATCTAAGTTCGTTGTTTACATTTCGCAAACAGCTAACACATCTGCATCATGGGTAACTGAAGGTGAAACAAAACCAACTTCAAACCCAGGTTATGAAGAGGTATCTGTTGAGGTTAAGAAAGTTGCTTCAACTGTTAAGGTATCAAAAGAAATGTTGGCTGACCTTGCTTTCGTTCGTTCAGAAATCAATGCTGACCTTATGGCTGGACTTGACCAAGCGTTCGAAGATGCACTTATCAATGGTGCTGGTGGTACTTCATTAAATGGTTTACTTGGATTCGCTCAACCGTTTGCGGCTGGTACTTTCGCGGGAACTATTCCAGCGGCTAATGTATCTGATGTTATTCGTGTTGCTAAAGCACAAATTCAAGGTGCTAACTTTGAGCCTACTCACGTATTGTTGCACCCTGAAGATGCAGCTAAAATTGAGTTGACAAAAGCAACTGATGGTGGTTACACTTACCCAGCGTTTTGGGATCGCAACATGATGTTGGCTGGATTGACTGTTGTTACTTCAACTAACATCGCTCCTGACACGTTCCTTGTTGGTGATATGAGCAAATCAAACGTTCGTATTCGTGAAAACATGAACTTACAAGTAGGTTATGTTAATGACGATTTCCAACGTAACATGGTTACTATCTTGGCTGAAATGAGAGCAGCGCATTATGTTAAGAACAACCAAGTTGAGGCGTTTGTAACGGGTGATTTCACAACTGCAATCGCAGCGTTAGATTCGGCTGATTAAATTTATAAGGGGGTGAGATAGCCTCATCCCCACTTTTATTTGCACTATGGAAAAAAAGAAAAGACGTAAAAAAATAGACGTATCGCTCGACACAAAGAATGTAGACGTAACATTCACACGTGAGGAAGATGGGGACATCGAAATAACTTTGGACACGCCAAAAGTAGATGCTAAATTCATTAAGAATGAAGAAGGCTTTTCACTTGACATTGACGTAAACGATAAAGATTATTACGAGTTCGAAAGCAACGGTAAAAACAAGCACTTGCCAAAAGGCACTGTTTGGAAAATAACCGGCGCAATGCTTAAACACTTCCTTAAAAACAAGTTCGGTAAACTCAAAAAATAAGTAACAAATGCTTTTAGATTTAGACGATTTCACGGGTAAATATGAATTGCATACAGGAATGTATGACCAAGCAAAGCTGTTGGAGTATATTCAGATATATGAAGAGCAGTATTTGATCGATTTGTTCGGTGCATCTTTGTATGATGATTTCATCAACGACTTGGATAACAACAATTATCCTGAATCGCCTAACTTTCAAAAGGTATTTGATCCTTTTCATTTGGACAACACTTCTAACGGTTTCCTTACATCATACAACACGTATAACAATGTGATAGTATCAAAGGGCATTTTAGATATGCTCAAAGGCTTTATTTACTTTGAATATGTGAAAGATACGGCTAACCAAATCACATCGCAAGGGCAAAAGATTCCTCAAGGGGAAAACAGCCTAACTGCTACTACTTTGTACAACATGATGTACACGCGATATTGGGAGGCTTTAAAGACGTATAGAGCCATTCAATGGTACATTTACCGCTATCAATTACAAGCTGGTCAGGTGTTAAATTACGGCGTTTTAAACATTGGTAATAGTTACAATGATGGAATTTATTTTCCGGTAGGTGGCACAGGCACAGGATTCAAAATCAATTGTTTTTTTGATCCAAGCGGTTCGATAGGTGATATTGCTGTTCTCGATGAGGGTATAAATTATTCATCAGGTGATGAAGTAACACTTATTGGAGGTAATAATTCAGCTAAGTTGTTGATTGTAAACGTGGGTAAAGGCGATTATTCAAAATGGAATGGTGTTGCTAAACAAATGGCTTACTGGTTATGATAAACGAAATCACGCAAGAAATAAAGCAATTGTTTGATCAAATCGATCCTGAAATCACAGGCACGTTTGACCAACCTACAATGCGCTTTTATACTTGCGATACAAAATGGGCGCGAGTTGGCAAAAACATAAAGGATGATTTAAACAACAACTATCAAATACTTGAAGTTGAGCCAAATGAATACATCAGAATTAAGCCTGTTGGAGTCATTAACTATCCAACTACATTGATGTATTTAAACGAGCCATTTTGGATTACCGGCACAAAGTTAGCAACCAATAGCGAATGGAGCAAAGCGGAAAAAAACCTAATGAAGAAAACACCATTGATTTGGTTGTTGGAAGTCATCCGTTTAAGAAGGTTCGGGCGCGATAGTGTAATTGAATTCGAGAGCGATTTGCGTTTGTTCTTTTTAGATGAAACGAATGTAGCGCAGTATTACACTGCTGATCACCGCGAGAATGTAGTTTATCCTATGGAAAGGTTATGCGATGAGTTTATCAAAGTAGTGGAGGCTAACCGAAATTATCAGACAATTGAAAATTACGACATTATTACGTTCAGCCGATTCGGTGTAGAGCGCGATAACGGAATGTTTCAGAATGTCTTGGATGCAAATTTAAGTGGGGTTGAGTTGAGAATCACCCTTACGAAGTACAAAGAGAATTGTAAATGTTAAATAATTTAAAGTAAAAAAAAATGGCTTTAGGATGTAATTGTAATGCTGGATTGAGCAACACGGGTAAACCAGGATGTTTGCCTATTCAATCTGTAACAAGTGGACTAATCATGGTTCCACTTACTGCGGCTGATGGAACCGCTAATTTCATTGATTTAGATGCGGCTTTGCCAACATGGGCAGACCTTATCAACGAGGCTGATTCTTCAAAGCGTTGGTTCCCTTTACAAGGATTCGAAAATGTAGAATTGCCAAAGGCTGACACTATCTTCGAAGAGGCTAACAGTGGGCGTATGGTATTCATTCGTCAAGGAAAGCGTTCATTCGCTGGTGAATTGTGGAATGAAACACCTACTTTCTATGGTAAATTAAGCAACAATCGTTGTGTTGATTTCGGTGTTTACATTGTAGACGTTAATGGTAACTTGATCGGTTCTAAAATTGGTGATGGACTTTACCCTATCCCTGTTGATAACCAATCATTCAATCCAACGTATATGTTCGCAACTGATACTACTACTTCAAAGGTAATGGTAGCATTCGACTTTGATCGTTTATTTGATGAGTCAACTATGTACATGATCACACCAACTGAAGCTGGTCAAAACTTCAACGATCTTAACGGATTGTTAGATGTTAATTTCAACAATTCAGTTGTTACTGCTGGTCAGTTAGTTGCTGAATTAGTATTGGATTACGGTACTGCATTGAACCCTATCCAATTTACAGGAGCGGTTGCGGGTGATTTTAACATTACTGTTAATGGTGTATCTGCTACATTTACTGGTGTTAATGAAATATCAGCTGGAACGTATGATTTCGACTTTTCCGCAACAACTGGTGATGACGTTGTCATCAGCGTGGATAAGGCTGGTTATGATGGTGAAATTTCATTCACTGCGGCGTAATGAGTTACGTTACTTTTGGCAAGTACAGCATCAATGGCGAATTCATTTTGGAGTCAACATTTGAACAGCTGTGCGATAGGTTTCCGAATTATCCTAAGAACGTACTTGTAGCGGCTTGGGAATCGGTACACGGAAAGCAAAAAAAGCCAAAGAAGAAACCGAAGACCGATAACGAACAATAGTAAAGAGGGGTGTGAAATATCACCCCTTTTTTTGCTTAACTTTGATATATGTTTGATCTCATGAATACTCGCATAGGTGATTTGCTAAACAAAGCGACACGTATCACATTTGCGGATGTATGGAAAGAGGTATTTAGGGATGAACAATTCAAAACAGAAATACTTGATTGGATCAGATGGGATCAATTATATAATGAAGGGGTTGATGAATTTGGGCAAATTATAGGCACTTATTCACGGGCAACAGAAATGTTCAACCCTGAAAAATTAGAAGGAACACCATTCACTTTATACGACACGGGAGAATTTTACAATTCAATGATGATTGAAGTATTTAATGATTACATTGAGATCAACGGTGATGGTTTAAAGGTGGATGAATTTGGACAAACAACAGACCTATTTCAAGAATATGGTTACGAAATTATTGGACTTACTGACGAAAGCAAAGAGAAATTGGCGCAAGAACTCATTGATCGATTTAACTACGAATATAAGCGACTATTATCAATCAATTGATGATATGCCTTTATATAACTGGATTAAATGCACTGAAGGGGATTTAACGCACGTTAGAAAGACAAAAGAAGGCAACGCGAAAGATGACATTGAGGCATGGACAAAGGTACATGATTCGTATATTGATGAGTTCGGATTGAGCGAAGTGTATAAAAAAATGCTGGATGCAATGCGTAAAAAGGCATTGATTGAATTGGATTATGTAATTACCGGTGATCGGTTTAAGTTAACCGAAGCTCAAATACAAGCCGCGAAACTGCAATCAATGATGGCAAACGGCGGCAATGGAATGACAATTGAGCAGACGTTAATTTATATAAGCAAATGGATTGGTCAATGGATCAACCCTAAACAAATAACGGCACGTGAATATTTTAATTTGTTAAAGGAGTATGGCAAAGCAAATAAAGGCAACTGATATATTTGAAAGCGAAGATATATTTCGCGGTATAAGACAATCAGCAGAACAAGCAATTGATACGCTTGGTAAGTTTAAAACCGAACTTAAACAAACGGCTGACGAGTTAAAAAAGACTATTGGCGGCGCAACTGTTGGCGATACCAAATCCATTAACGAATTAATTGCGGCTACACAAAAGGCAAATCAAGTAAAAGAACAAACGGTAAAGATTGATCAGGAACAGGAAAAATTACGCAAATTATCCATTCAATCCGAACGTGAGGAAATCAAATTAAAGAAAGATCAACAGGCGGCATTAGATCGCGAGGCAAAAGCGCGTGAGAAAGTTGCAAGAGAAACCGCTAAACAAAACAGCGCATATAGTCAAGAATCAGCCAAATTAAACGAACTTCGGAAGCGTTACAAGGATTTAGCTGTACAGAACAAAGAAAACACGGCAGAGGCAAGGAATTTGCTTACACAAATCACCGCGTTAGATGGTAAACTAAAGCAAATTGATGCTACGGTTGGACAACACCAAAGAAATGTAGGTAATTATCAACAAGCACTTGGTAGATTAAGCGGGTTTTTAGGTCAATTTGGGGTTGCATTTGGTATAGGAACAATCGTACAAGGTGCTACACGTTCGGTAATTGAATTTGATCAGGCGATTGCTGACCTTGTTTCGATTACGGGTGCGGGAGGTCAGGACTTAGAATTTTTCAAAGAACAGGCGTTAACATTAGGCAAGGAGGTTGAAGGTGGTGCAAGTGCTGTAATTGAGGCTTATAAGTTGATTGGATCGGCTAAACCTGAATTATTAGAGAATGCAGAGGCTTTAAATGCTGTAACTGAATCGGCAATAACATTGAGTCAAGCGTCAGGAATGGCATTACCTGAAGCAGCAACAGCGTTAACGGATGCAATGAATCAATTTGGCGCACCGGCTGAAGAGGCAAGTCGTTTCATAGATGCGTTGGCTAATGGTGCATTATTTGGAGCGGCTGAAATTCCACAAGTAACAGAGGCATTACTCAAATTTGGTGCTGTTGCCAATACGGCTAACGTATCATTGGAGGAATCAACAGGATTGATTGAGGCACTTGCTGAAAAAGGATTGAAAGGAGCGGAAGCGGGTACGGCATTACGAAATGTGATGTTAAAATTATCCGCTCCGGATGCTTTGCCAAAAGAGGCACAGGATAGATTGGAGGCGTTAGGCATTTCTTTTGCTGATTTACAAGATACATCAAAGCCGTTTTCCGAGCGTTTAGAGGCATTAAAACCATTGCTTAATGATAATGCGGCATTGGTTAAAGTATTCGGTACAGAAAACGCTGTTGCGGCAACTAATTTGATTGCCAATACAGATAGGATTGCAGATCTCACCGAAAAGATGTACACGCAAGGAACAGCAAGTAAACAAGCCGAAGATCGTACACAAACATTAGCACACGCATTAACGCAATTACGCGGTGCATGGGAAGAGGTGATACTTGGATTCATGAATGGATCAGGTGCATCGCAAGTATTGGTTCAGGGAATACAATTTTTAGCGGCTAATTTAGGCACAATCATTTCAATAGTAGGTAAGTTGGTTGTTGCATGGGGAGCATATAAAGCACTTCAGGTATCATTGCAAGTTATTGAAAAAGCAAGAGCGTTTTCATTTGCTGAATTCGGCAAACAATTAGCGGCTCAGATACCAATGACACGAGCATATAGATTGGAACAAGTAAACGCGGCAAGAGCGGCGCAACAAGCGGGTGAATCAGCAAAAACGGCTGGTAATGCAATGAGTGCTGTTCCGTGGATGGTTATATTGGGTTTACTTATTGAGGTTGCAACTGCATTTTATGACATCGCAAGTGGTGCAAATGCAGCGGCTGAAGCACAAGCAAGGTTAGATAAAACGGTTGAAGGTTCGCAGCAAAAAGCGGCTGAAAGAGTAAGTAAAAGACAAGAAGATTTGCAAAAAGAAATAGCAGCACAACAACGATTGCGTAATGAAAATAAAATAACTGAAGACCAATTCTTAAAACGTAAGCAATACGCAATTAATCTAACGCAAAAGGAAATACAAGAAGATATAAAAGCCGTTAATAAACGAAAAATTGCAAATGCCGAACGAATCAAAGTATTGGAAAAGGATATTAAGAACGCTGAAGAAATGATAAGACTTGAGCCTAAAACGGCTGGTATGTACAATCAACAAATTTCATCAAATACAGATCAAATTGCACAATTAAAGGCAAATATTGCTGGAGCAAATGAAAAAATAAAAGAATATCGCAAAGAATTAAATACTACAACAGAAAGCCAAAAGGATGCAACAAGCGAAGTTATTGCCAATAGTGTTGCGCAAGAAGATAACACAAAAAAAATAAATGCCAAAATACCAAAGCAAAAGGAACAAAAAATAACAGTTGAGGCAATTGCGGCGGCATTTAGAAAACAGCGTGAGGAATTAACACTATTAAATGAAGTTGAAAGGCTTTCAATGGATCCTGAAGATGTA